ATATTTAGCAACCCAAATTGCACGTGCCATGAATGTACCTGCATATTACATAAGCGCAGATATGAACAACTCAATGACTTACCAAAACATTATTGATGGTCGCAAAGAGTTTGTAGCTTATTCACTACAGCCGTTTATTTGTGCTATTGAAGATCGTTTAAGCATGGATGATATTACTCCACGTGGTCATGTAGTTAAGTTTGCTATAGAAGAATCTTTCCTAAGAGCTGACACAATGAAGCGCCTAGAAGCATTAGAAAAAATGATTAATCTAGGTTTAATTGATGTAGAAGAAGCAAAGGAAATGGAACAAATGACACCTAACGGAAGAGAAACAGAAGATGAAACTTACATTCAGTAGCCCTATAGAAGCTGCCGATACAGAGCGCAGAGTTATTGCTGGCAAGATCGTACCTTTTGAAGAGGTAGGCAATACTTCCGTAGGCAAAGTTGTATTTGCCAAAGGTTCTATTCAAATTGGAGATGCTGGCAAGATAAAAATGCTTATGCAGCACCGCCCAGAAAAACCAATAGGCCGCATGCAATCAAACTACAAAGAAACAGAAGATGGCATTTACGCTAGCTTTAAGATTAGCTCTAGCATGCAAGGTCAAGACGCTTTAATTCTTGCACAAGAGCAACTAGTGGACGGCCTGTCTGTTGGAGTGGATGTAAACAAATCCATACAGAAAAAAGATTATTTATATGTAACCAGCGCAACACTAAGAGAGGTTAGCCTGGTAGAAAGCCCAGCGTTTACAGCTGCGCAAGTAACTAAAGTTGCTGCTAGTGAAAACGAAGCAGAGGACACAAACCAAACAACAGAAAGCGAGGCTCCTGTGGAAGATTTAGCAACAGCGCCACAAGAAGCAAAGGCAGAGGCTGCTACTCCTACAGTAGAAGCTGCTCGCCCAGTAATTACAGCACCATTAATCCAAACAAAAGTACGTACGCCAATTGATTCAATGGCTAAGTACACAGAGCACAAAATCAAGGCCGCACTAGGTAGCGAAGATTCAAAACTATTCATTGCCGCAGCTGATGATTTCTCAAATAACACAGCATTTAACCCAACTCAATATTTAACTGAGTTTGTAACAAATACACGTTTTGGCACACCAGCAATTGATGCATGTTCACAAGGCACACTGCCAGCATCAGGTATGACCATCAACGTACCATCTTTGGTAACTGCCGCAGGTGGCGGAACTGGTGTAGCACCAACAGTAACTGTAGAAGCAGAAGGCGGAGCAGTATCTAATACAGATATGCAAACCAACTACCTAACAGGTACAGTGTCTAAGTACTCAGGTATGAACACACTCTCAGTTGAATTGCTAGAGCGCTCAGATCCAAACTTCTATGCAGAATTGACACAACAGTTGCAAAATCAGTATTTGACAACAATTGATACAGCTGTAGTAGCTGCTTTAATTGCTGCAGGTACTAACGCATCTGCAACAACTGCAGACAGCGACGGAATCATTGCTTACACTTCACAAGCCGCAAAGCTAGTGTATGAGAACACAGGATTCTTTGCACAGAACTACATTGGTAACCCAGCACAATGGCAGGCATTGATGGGCGCAGTTGATTCAACAAAGCGACCAATTTACAATGCGATTCAACCAATGAACGCAGCTGGAGATGTACGCCCTACATCAATCCGTGGTAACGTGTTAGGACTTGATCTATACGTAGACAAGAACTTCTCACAAACTGCATTTGATGATAACTCAGCGATCATCCTTGCACCAGAAGCATTTACTGTATATCGCTCACCTCAGGCATTTATGTCTGTTAACGTAGTATCAAACCTACAAGTACAGGTAGCAATTTACGGATTCATGGCAACAATTGCCAAGATGCCTTACGGAATCATCAAGTACGCAAAGGCCTAATAACCAAGTAATAATCCCTCAGGGTTTAGTAGCCCTAGCCCTGGGGGAGCTTTTTTAAGAAAGGAATACAATGGCAGCCACCTACGTGACGAAAGCTGAATTGCGCAGTAATTTAGGGATAGGCACTTTGTATACCGATGCAGTAGTAGAAGAAGTATGCCAAACAGCACAAGATTTATTAAATCAATATTTGTGGTTTAATGATGCACCAGTAGTGGCCGCTGGATTACAAAACAATGTAGCCACATTAGTATTAGCAAACCCAGGCATATACGTAGTTGGTCAAACAATAAGCGTAGAAGGCTGTGGCAGTATTTATGGTGGCCAGCATGTAATTACTGGCACAATACCTGGATCAAATATCCCAGTATCTATAGCAAACACATTTTATAACTTTTTTTATAATTATTCATGGCCTAATGGTTATTCATTTATCCAATTTACAGAAGTACATGCAAACGACCCATTTCATAGAATCCTTCCGTATGGCAAAGCAAGTGGCCAAGATACTAAAGAAGATGATTATGCTGTGATCCCAGCAATTAGAGAAGCTGCAATGATACTAGCTGTCGATATATGGCAAGCTAGACAGGTATCTCAAACTGGGGGCGTAGGCATGGATGGGATAACTGCAAGTCCTTATCGGATGGGCTTCCAGCTCGTAAATCGTGTAAGAGGCCTCATCCAGCCTTACGCCGCACCATCATCATTGGTGGGATAATGCCAGCCGCAATAACGACATTACGTAGCACACTAGCGACAACACTTGCCAATGCTGGCGTGTGGTCAGTATTTAGTTTTCCTCCAAGTACTCTGCTCGCCAACGCAGTAGTAATTACCCCAGGCGATCCTTATATAACACCATCTAACAATGATGAAATAAGTGTTAATCCGTTGGCAACTTTTAGAATACTTATTACAAAGCCAGCATTAGACAATCAGGGCAACCTAGCTGGTATGGAAGATTACATTTTAACAGTAGTAACTAAGTTGGCTGCTGCAACTTATCAAATGAATATATCTAGCGTTTCTGCACCAGCAATAGTTAACGCAGCTAGTGGCGACTTGCTAGTATCAGAAATTACTGTATCAATCCTAACGAGTTGGAGTTAAAATGGCATATCAAGGATTAACAGAAGAAGAAAAGAACTTTCTGGCCAAGACAGGTCAGATTACACACACACCAGTAGCGGTTAAAAAACCTGCTTACAAAAAAGAAGAGGAGCAAGACTAATGGCCGTATTTTTATCCAATGGTGCGGTAGTTACTCTTAACAGTGTTGACATTTCAGCATATGTAACAGGGGTTACTATTAACCGCAGTTTTGATGAATTAGAAATTACAGCAATGGGCGATACAGCTCACAAGTTTGTTAAAGGACTAGAGGCATCAACAATTACCCTAGACCTGCTTAACAATGATGCAGCAAGCGGCACAGGTGCAGTTACTGCAACCTTAGCGGCAGCCTGGGGTACTACAGTACCGCTAGTAATTAAGCGTTCTAACGCAGTAATTAGCACTACAAACCCAGAGTATCAAACTACAGTTTTGGTTAATAATACCCAAGACTTGAATGGTGCTGTTGGCGACATCTCAACACAGAGCATTACATTTACTTGTAACTCAGTTATAGTAGTTGACGTAACACCTTAATTAAGGAGCAATAATGGCAAAGCTAAAGATAACAAGGGCTAATGGTGAAGTCACAGAGCACAAGATAACACCAGGTGTCGAGTACGCTTTCGAGTTAAAGTACGGATCAGGTATTAGTAAAGTCCTACGTGAGCATGAACGTCAGACCGAGATTTATTGGTTAGCGCATGAGTGTTTACGTAGGGCTAACGTAACTGTACCTGTATTTGGTATCGAGTTTATAGACAGCTTAGATACTGTAGAGGTATTAGACGAAGAAAAAAAATAGCGCAGCGGGATTCAACACTTTATACGATAGCCAGCCTATCTGTAGAACTAGGGATTCCGCCTAGCGAGTTTATCAATATGGATGCTGAAATGCTTAGGGCAATAATCCAGGTGCTTTCAGATAGAGCTAAGGAGATCAAAAATGCCAGTAGAAATCGTCGGCGTTAAAGATGTCATTAATGGCTTAACCTTTATTGATGAAGATATGTATAGACGTGTTAAAGCAGCCGTAGAACCCGTTATGAAGGGTGTAGAGGCTAAGGCTAAAGGATTTGTAGTGGGCAATAATGAGGTGCTATCAGGCTGGTCTAAGCCAATATCATCTACTGTCGATTATCGCCCATTCCCTAAATATGATGCAGCTACTGTCCGTGGTGGTATTGGATTCAAAGAGGGTCAAAATCGCAGGTTTAGTAATGGTTATACAGTAGAAAGTTATGTTTACAATATAAGCGCCGCTGGTCGTATCTATGAAACCGCAGGTAGATTAAACCCACAAGGTAGAGCGCCATTTACTTCTGTTGCAGAAGGTGGCGGCACAATGGCATTTAAGCAATCAGGTAGCAGAAAAAATAGAAGCAGATCTACAGCTGCATATAATTCTAATAATCCGTTTGCTGGGTATCAGTTTGTCACTGACTTACCTACTCTTACATCTCAGCCTAAAGTTAAAGGCGCTAGAGGTGGTGGTCGTAAGACTAAAGGTCGTTTGATTTACAAAGCATGGGCGCAAGATAGTGGCGATATTTATGGCGTAATTGTAAAGGCGATTAACTCTACAGTTACACACTTTAATAAGACTACTGAGAAGAAGGTTGCATAATGGCCAATATAGTCGTATCGGCACTCAGCACCTTTAATAACAAAG